TTCGCGGTACAGCCCCAAAAAAGGGCTTCTACCAGCTTATTGCAGACCGAGTGGCACTTCCAGCCGATGGCGAGAATGCAATGGACAGGGGCGTAAGATTAGAGCCTGAAGCTATAGAAAGATTTATGAAGCAAGAAAAGAAAAAAGTTGATACAAGTTTGATGATGTGGATTTCAGAAGAAAACGAAAGCATGGCAATTAGTCCTGATGGTGTAATTGGCGAAACAGGAGCAGTGGAAGTCAAATGTTTAAATTCTGCAAGCCATATTGAAGCTTGGCTAACTCAAAAAATACCAACAGAGCATTATTTTCAATCATTGCAATACTTCATAATCAATCCGAAGTTAAAATGGTTATACTTCGTATTCTATGACCCACGAGTACCAGCAAAAGATTTTTTCTTTATTACTCTTGAAAGAAAAGATTTAGAGGTGGAAATTGAAAAGTATTTAATTCAAGAGTTAGCAATACTTAAAGAAATAGAAAAAATAGTATTAGAATTAACTTTTTAAAAAAAATATGGAAAACTTAAATATAGAAAAATTTAATCCGACAATAATTGAATTAAACAGTCTTGTTGTAAAAAGCAAGGATGTAGATATATCAAATTTAGTAGAAGTAAAAGAAGTTAGAATTGAATTAAGAAATGCAAGAGTAGCAATTACAAAACAAGGCAAAGAATATAGACAGCAAGCTTTAGATTTTCAGAAGGCAGTAATTGCTAAAGAAAAAGAATTAGTGGCAATTATTGAACCTGAAGAAATAAGATTAGAGCAAATTGAGGAAAATGCAAAATTAGAAGAAGCCAAAGCAAAAAGAATTGCAGTTTTGCCAAGAAGAAAAGAAATGCTTGCAGAAATAAAAGATAATGTTGAAATAATAGATGACGAGATTTTGGAAATGGATGAGGTTGCATTTTCTGCATATCTTAACCAAAGAATATTTATTAAAAACGAGGCTGATAAATTGGCTCTTGAAGAAAGAGAAAGAAAACTCAAGGAAGAAGAGAATAAAATAATTAGAGAGAAAGAAATTAAAGAAGCTCAGGAAAAAGCGAGAATTGAAGAAAGGGAAAGAATGGAGAAACAAGAAATTGAAAGAAAAGTTAGAGAAGAATTTAATGCAAAGGCAGAACAGGCAAGAATACAAAAAGAGCAGGAAATAGAAAAAAAGAGGATTGAAAAAGAAAAAGTTGCCGAGCAAGAAAGGTTAGAGAAAGATAAAAAATATCAGAAATTTTTAAAAGATAATGGTTATTTGGAAAGCGAAAAAGAAAACTTTATTATTCAAAAATCTTCTTCTAAAATAATTCTTTTTAAGAAGGTTGGAGAAATAAACATTTAATTTTATGGCAGAAAAAATATTTGTGGAAGGATTATTTTATAAGCTACCCAGTGATAAAGCTCCAAAGTTTATCAAAGCGAATTTATCATTTAATGTTGTAAAATTTGTAGAATTTTTACAAGCACAACAGAATGAGAGGGGATGGGTAAATATTGATGTCAAAGAAAGCCGAGAAGGTAAAATTTACGCAGAAGTAAATACTTGGCAAGCAGAAAAAAAAGATGTGCCAGTAATTCAAGAGGGGCAATCATTTGAAGAGCAAATGAGCGCTCCAGCACAAGAGCCGACAAAGAGTGATGATAATAATTCAATAGACATAAAGGATATTCCTTTTGCCTAAAAATTATGGAAAATCAAAAAGAATATAAACAACGAACAGATTTACAAAACCGATCATTGCATAAATATTGCACTATGTTATCAGACACTCTTGTTGAAGGAGGTATAACTTATAAAAAGTTTTTAGAAATAATGGACGAAGTAGATATGTCTCCTGAAATAGTAAAATCAGTTTTTAGAGAATATGGCAGATTAAAATATGGTAAAAAAAGTACAGCAGACTTAACAACAAAAGAGATGATGGAAATATTTGATGAATTTACATCAAATATTTCTAAAATAGGAGTTTATGTTCCTTGGCCATCTCAAGATGAATTATACTATAAAAACAATTATAAAAACATATGAAATTTGAAAAAGGAAATTGTCATAATCCATATGGAAGACCAAAAGGAATTCCAATGAAACAAGAGTGGAAAGATAGAATGAGTAAAGTAAAAACTGGTATGAAGTATAAACCTATGTCTGAAATTGGAAAACAAAATTTAAGTAAAGCACATATGGGGCAAAAAGGTTATTGGACTGGCAAAAAAAGATTACATATGACAGGAGAAAAACATTTTGCTTGGAAAGGTGGGATAAGTAAAGATGATAGACATTATTTAAGAATTAGAAGAAATAGAAAATATAATGCAGACGGCTCACATACTTTTGGCGAATGGGAATTATTAAAAAAACAATATGGATTTATTTGTCCATATTGTAAAAGGCAAGAACCAGAAATAAAACTTACCGAAGACCATATTATTCCATTAAGCAAAGGTGGTTCAGATTATATTGAAAATATACAGCCATTGTGTAAAAGTTGTAATTGTAAGAAATATAATAAAATCATAGACTGGCCATCAAACGATCAAAACAATTTTCTAGAAACCTATAAATAACAAAAAATCTGGTGCTATTGGGGGTACGAAGTAATGGCGTATATAGTCTATGATTATATATAAAATTACACAACCATAGTCTGGATTTAATAATAATCAAAACCGATGAACCGCAAGAACAATAAAGCAAAATCTTGCGTAGAGTAGTGGATTAACTACTTACCTGAAGCCACGCGAAAGCGAAGGTATGGTAAAAAAGCCTGACTGATATGTCGGTTTACTAAAATTTATGAAACAATTAGACCTCAACACAATTAAACTTCCAGTTATAATCAGAGAACCTATAAGCCTTAAAGCTATAATCAGAAAGTTTATGGTAAGTTCGAATTTCGAGCAGGGACAGGTTTGGTATAAAAAACAGTTAGTAAGAGATTCTGGCAGATTTAGCCTGACATTACGGTTTAATAAAAGTAAGTAGTTGACAATCATTTTTAAAAGCGTATAATTAAGCTATAATAATTAGCTTGGAAACTAAAAGGGGTATCTTCTTCCAAGCGGGTATCCCTTTTAGTTGAAAAATATATGTTAGATAAAAGAAAATATAATGGTTCATTTAAAAAAGGTAATAAAATAAACTTAGGAAGAAAAACATCCGAAGAAACAAAAAGAAAACAAAGTCTTAGTATGATTGGTAAAAATTTGGGAAAAAAACGCACAAAGAAAACATTGGAAAAGATGTCTATTGCACAAAGATTGGAAAAGGGACACAACTGGAAAGGAGAAAATGCTTCAGTCGCTTCGAAACACAGATGGATTATAACATATTATGGGAATCCGCCTAAATGTGAAGATTGTGGAATGATTGGGAAAAAAACTGGTAAAATTATAAAACAATGGAATATTCAATGGTCTAATTGCGACCATAAATATCGTAGAGTTAGAGAAGATTATAGGGGCAGATGTCAGAAATGCCATTGGAAATATGATGGTCACGCTGAAAAATTAAGTAAAATGATGAAGGGTAAAAGACCAAAGCAGTTCATAGAATATTTGACTGGTATAAATCAAACAAAGGTTAAAAATAACGGAGTGCTCAAAGCTCCCCAGTCGCCAGCTATTAGTGCGACTTAAATAAAAAGATATGTATAAAAGAAAAAAAATAAATCCTAATCCACAAAACATAGATAAGTTCAATTGGTTTTATGATAGAGGGAATTACCTAGAGTTTATTCACGAAGTTAGAGATAAAAATGGTAATTTTATCCAGACGGATATTTTTAAAGTAAAAATAAACAAATTAAGTAATTTTTTAGTAAATTTACAATAACCTAATCTCCTCCCAGCCAGAGGATAAAATAAAATGAGAATACCAGATATATCTATTTTGGTAATGCCACCATTTGAAGTAAATGGACAGTGGTATGAAGTTTTTCACGGTGTGGTTAGAAAAATATTTTATGGTAAAATTGATGTTATAAGAACCATAGAATATAAT